AGTATTCGCCGTCGATAATGGTCAGGTTGCGAAACTTAACGAAGTCGCGGATTGCGGGCGGAAACTGTACGCATTGCCAATTCTTGTCGGCCCACGAACTGTGGATCAAAAGCTCGGCGCCGAAGCGGCCGGCACATTCCGGCTCGACTAGAATACCATCGGCGCCGTTCCATACGATGTCGGCCCAGTTGGTCACCATGGCGCCGAACAACTCGCCGGGCGGCGAACCCATACGCGCACAAGGATCTATCAGATAGGCCCGCCCATCCTCGGTACAGCGGACCTCAGACGAGAAAAAACCGCGATAGCCAAAGCCGCGGAGCGTGGGCGCTAGCTTTGCATTAACATCGCGCAACTGCCAAGCCAGGCTTCGATACGGCACACATTCCAGTATGAAGCCGCGATCCTTGATCTCGAGCCCGAACATTGCCTGATCGGGAAACTGACCATCAATCGTATAGCCGTCATAGCCGACCTCAATGGCGTCGTTGATGCCCTGCTCGACTATAAACTCCAGAACTAGTTTCTTGGCCCCTAGCTGCCATTCTAACTCATCCAGCTTCGGCTCAATCAGCTTATAGTTCTTGGCGTGGAAGGTTTCGAAGTCGCCGCGCGTGGTCGATACCTTGACCCATTGGTCGTCGTTGCGGCGAAGGAATTCACGGAGCGCATCCAGACCGACCACCACCTGGTACTCGCCAATATCGATGCCGAGGCCGCGGCAGTGCTCCTTGGACCATACCCGGTCGAGCTCCAGTGTTTCGCCAAGTCGTGAGCCCCACACCCGTTTACCCAAAGCGCCGAGATGAGCCTGTAACGGTCCTTCGTAAACGTCGGGAAAGACGAACAAGTCAACATCATCGATGACTTCCCACACCGACCGAATTTTGATGACGTTGTCGATCCCGGCGCCGATCAGGAGCGAGTTGGATTTAGGAAAGGCGCTCACCCAAGGAGACCAATAATAAACCGTGCCGAAGCTCTCCGCTAGGGTCTGAGCGAAGTGCACAAAAAGGCCATTATCAATCACGCATACGCTTCGATCACGATAATTAGGCAAGGTTCACCCTATTGTAGCTGGAGTCCATTATCTTTAAGCCGGAGTGTTTGATTTCGCGCTCCAGCGCTGCGCTGTCGAATTCATGGCACGAGTGAATTAGGATGTAGAAGCCGCCATGCGACGGCCACGTATCGATCACCACCAGCGACTCGGTAATCGGTACCGCTACGGTCTTGCCAATACCGCCGTTACCATTGACGTCGGGATAGCGCCATACCTGTGCCGCATAGGCGGCCGGCGTCATGTCGATAGCGGCGATTAACTCATGCGCGAAGATAAGCTCATTATCGACCGCCCCTACGACGGCGAGCGCCGCGGTATAAAGCGTCCGTCCTAGCGAAGGATCAATCGTTGCCATCGCTCTTTAACTGGATAGGCGACGATGACCAGCAACCGTTGCTATCCACCCATATCGAGTTGTCGCCGAAGCGGATATGAGCGTGATTGCTGTCCACCCGAAAGCCGTGCTGAGTATCCTTGTACTGCCCGACGACTTGCTTGCTGTCGCAAATTAGTGAGAAGTCGCCGATGTTGAATACCCACTGGTTCTTCTGCTTATCGTAGTGCCCGACATCGGTGTCCTTCCCCTTACCGTCGCCGGTCTGAAACTTTATGAAATTTTTATCAACCCGCATCTCGTTGTTTATCTCGCCCTCGTGCTTGTACTGCTGCGCCTGTTGATCGTTCTGTTGCTGCATTTGATCTGCTTGCGGGGAGTTCATAGGTATCGCGGTGGGCTTCGGCTGCTTCTGCTTGTCGGCAACGTGCCGGACCGATACGAAGCGCTGCTTCTGTTGCTGTTGCTGGCCGCTGCTTTGGCTACCGCCGCTGCTTTGGCCGCCGCCTTGTTGCGATTGCTGAGTACCTGACTGCGTCGACTCGCCGTTGCCATCGTGGGAAATCATGTAGGTCGCGTCACGCTTCAACAGCGTCATTTGCCCCTGGTCGTCGTATTGGGCGTTCTCGCCTTCCTGTAGGCCGCGCGGGCGATAGCGCCGGTCGCCAATGACTCCCGCTATGGCATGCGCAGCATCGCCGCCCATGAAGCTCATCATCGCCTCAGCGACGCCGTCCGCGTTACGGCTGATGATCGCGCTGGTAAATCCGTACGGCTCGAAGTGCTCGGAATTCTTCTTGTGCTGACTGGAATAGAACCCGCCAACCATCTCCTGCATCAAATGAGAGCTTCGAATCTTATCGATAGTCCCGCGCGCGCCGCCCGATACCCAACCGCGGAAGGCCGACGCTCTTACTGTCATGTTGTGCATGTAAAGGGCCTCGCTTTATTCGCCGCCGGTAACAACGGGCGGTCCAATCTCGACCGTCCCGGCTGGCGGCGGACTTGATCCTATCGCACCCGGCCCAGGAGGTGAGCCCGGCGCCCCCGGCGTTACCGGCGGTACTATTGGCAAGGGTGCGTTATCAGCCGGCGGCGGCGCTATCGGTAGATCAGTACGCAACAGCGGACCATTGAGCAGTGACGGAACGACAAGCTCTAGGGTAGTCAAGCTGCCGCCTTCGTTGTCCTGAGTGAAAGTAACCGTCTTGGCGGCCAACGAGGTATGATTGAGCAAGTGACTCGGCGCATTAACCGAGTACGTCTTGCCCTTGGCCCATAACGAACCGTCGCGCTGTAGCCAGCCCTGCACCGTTATGGTCGCTTCTATGAATGTTCCCTCATGGATACGCTGTTCGAACTTGGCGCGCTCGCCGACGCCATAGCGCGCGTCCGGATGCTCCTCCGGCGTCTCTAGCCAACTCCGCAGCGGATCGGATCCGTCTATAGGCCCGACTTCGATCTGCGCCGTAGAGTCGCCCCAAGCGCCGTCACTACCGCCATCCTGGCCTATGGCGAAATAGCCCTTGTAGATCGTCTCGTTCATGATGACGACGTTGATCTTGCGGATATTACCGCCCTCGACGAAGTCATCACCGAAGTCATCGCCATGCGGACCTATCAGCAATAGCTCGCCGGATTCGTTTACCCCTAATACCGTCTGCCGGCTGCGCGCTAGCTGCTCTATGAAATCCCAAGCCGGTACTCCCGGCGGCGCCTCGCAGATTCGAAACGGCGTCAAATCAACATCGCCAATCATGCGCACCGTAACCCCGGTCTGCGCCGCTATCGTACTGGCGATCTGAAATAGGTTCTGACCGTCAAAGTTACCGTTGTTCGCCCACTTAAGGACCACCGATGACTTGGCCAACTGCCAAGTAAAGGATTTGCCCATCAGTTGGACCATGTGGCCTTCTTCGGTCATTGCCGATTGCCGCAACGTGATCGGACCGTATAGCGCCTGCCGGCCGGCCAATGTGATGTTGACTATCGCGCCGGGCGCGAACCGAAGCGCCGCAAACGACTTCGGACTCGGCACCGGCTCGGCCATGGTGAAGTTGAAGAGGTCGTGCGACTCGGCCCAACGAAGCTGGACCATCACGCTCTCCCAATGATCTAAAAAGCCGCCATCGCTAACCGTAATGACGGCTACTTCCTCGGGACGGGGTACCGGCATCTAGGCACTCAGCGCTCGACCGGACCACGGCATGAAAGCGGGGTGAATGACATGGTTTTGTTTTGCTACCTCGTCAGCCCGGCCGGCATCCTGAAACAATTTATAGGCCAACACCAGCGACGGAAACGAAGTACCGTATTGATACTCGACAATAGCCGGTAACGGCTGCGCCGTAGTAACGAGAAACCGGGTAACCGAAGCGTGCAGCGCCACCAGCGCTTGATAGACTCCACTGTCGATCCTATCGGCCGACTCCTCCTCGGCATCATTGAACTCGGCATTCATATTGGCGATCAGCGTTTCGACATCGTCGCGTGCATTGAAAGTCATACTGACGATAATCTGCGCCTCCTCGCTGAGCGCGTAGATAATCGCTAAGTCCTGCAAGCGTATCGCCGCCTCGCTAACGGCGCTTAGCGCCACTATCTTATCGCGCGCATCGCTCATGTGAATAAGATCGGCACCCGCTATCCGCGCGTCCTCGAAACAGGTCAATAGACTTGTCGTAATCGCGCCGTTGTTGATTTGAGTCGCCGCAGTGGCCAGCATCAGACCGACATCGCGTCGGAGCGCCGCGCCAGTATTGGGGTCCGGTGCTATGATGCTACCGAGAATGATCGGCGCGATGTCCTCGATTAGCGTTGTGCATTCCTCCAGGCTGGTGCGATCCATTACTGCACCTGTGCCGCTATTCCGAAGTTGGTCGCTAAGTATTGCTGAAACGACGCCGCGCCGGCCGCGGCGGCGGCCTGCGCCTTTGAGAGTACGGCGGTGTGGGATGGCCCGGTTGCTATCGCCGGTACCGAGCCGGCATCGATGAACAGCATTTCGAACATGCAAAAGCCGCCAAACTGCCGGCGCTCGGTACTGGTGTAGCGAACACAGGTCACGGTCTGATCGGGACGGGTCGGTAGCGTTAAGACGCCCGGACCATCATCGGCGGCGTCCTCAAGCGCCGCTTCCAAGGCATCGCGGACCTCCCGGTAGAACGGGCCTATGACATAGCCCATGACCGTGAACTCAAACATGCGCTTACCCAAGTCTTCCGCGTACCAAGTATCGCGCTTCGGGTACTCGTGCGGCACGGTACGACGGCCGCTCGCCTTGCCGCCCTGCTCTACATAGAACGGCACGCCGCGATAGCTCGCCTGCCGCCAGCCGGTCTTCCACGGCGGCGGATTGACGTTACGGGCAGTTAGTTGTGCGAGTAAGCCGGGGTCAGCCATTACATCGGTATCTCGTTGGAGCTGGTACTGGATTGCGGCATGGTACGGTTGCGGTGGGCTTCGACGCGCTTGAAGATACCGCCCTTACCTTGAGTAGTAGCTTTAGGAACATGAACGTTAACATCGACTTTGGCGGTACCATGCACCTCTTGTTTGACCGCCTGATTGACCGCCTCGCGTTGCTGCGAAGGATGATAGAAGCTCTGCCCGTGATAGCT